TGTGGGGGCGGTTTCTCTTATCGAGGTCTCCTAGACGCTCTCTTAGTTAACAAGAGTAATGGTAATTTTGCTGTGTGGGAAGGTAAAACTACCAGTGGACGCGCTGATGAAGCTATGTATAGGAACAGTAATCAAGGTCTCTCCTACTCTGTGGTAGTAGATGCTATTGCAAAGAGATTAGGTCATCCAACTGGTGCTAGTTATGAAGTTCTCTATGGTGTCTACAAAAGTGTAGCAGAAGAGTGGGAACTCTTTCCAGTTAAGAAGAACTATGTTGATAGAGCAATGTGGATTAAGAGCTTACTGCTTGACATTGAGAGGATACAGCAGTATGCTGATGCAGAGTTATTTCCAATGCACGGTGAGCACTGTTATAATTACTTCCGCCAATGTGAATACTTTGGTGTCTGTAATATGAGTGATACTTACTTAGTGGGAGATAGTGAAAAGGTAGAACAGCTGAAGGAGGATGATGGTAAGTATTTCTTTAAATTCACTCTAGATGAGCTAGTAGCAGCACAGCTGGAGAAGATGGAGTTGGAGTTGAATCTGTAAGTAGTGGACTGGAGAGTAGGAGTAGAGAATGACAAAGCTATCCAACACTGTAGATAGCGAAGCTCAGCATATCTGTATCTTTGGTGAGCCATATACAGGAAAAAGCACGCTGGCTATGACACCAGCAACCTTTGGTAAGTTACTACTATGGTTCTCTTTTGATAGAGGACATACAGTATTGAGGAAACTGGCGCCTCATCAACAGGAATTAGTAGATCTAGTTAGGATACCAGATACTAAAGATAATCCAGTAGGTATTCAGACAGCACTTAGAGTAATTAGTGGGGCCGCGATCTCCATATGTGAGGATCATGGAGCAGTAGATTGTGCTGTATGCAAGAGGGTAGATAGTTCTCTGTGGACTTCAGTTAACCTAAACGCGCTCTCACTAAATACTGTTGTAGTCTTTGACCACATAACTCAGATCGCCGATAGTGCTATGCAGTATGCTATTGAGAGATCTATTAGAAACCACGAGAAAGATGCTACTGGTGTTGTGCTTGATATGAAAGAGAAAGACTACTTCAAACCTGGTCATGGACAATACATGATGCAGGGTTTTTTAATGACTAAGTTCCTTACTAATGTCCAGCAATCTAACAATCATATTATTTGCATAGCTCATGTGGCGGAGGTAGAGCAGGAAGATGGTAAAAAGAAACTTGTTCCTCTCATTGGTAGTGTCCCTTACAGTAGGAATAGCCCTAAGTATTTTGACCATCTTGTTTGCTGTGAAGTAACTAATAAAGAACACCGCTTTGCATCTGATACTACCTATTCTGCTTCTATAGTGTCAGGAAGCAGGAGAGATATCAGTATAGAACATAAGGGTAAGCCTACATTAGAGCCATTCTTCTCAGGTTCTATACCTAAGATTAGTAATACTGGAGTAGTGGAAGCGAAAAAAGTCTTGACTTCTCTGGTCACACCTGCTATAGTGTCTCCCGTAGCCTCAGTAAATGATGCTACTAAGAAGAGAAGTGAGCTACTAGCTAGACTCAACAAGACTACACCAACTACAACTACATCAGCTACATCAGCTAACACACAACCAACACAAGGACCAAACACACCATGAGTGACTCAATTGTTAACTTTGATCTAGACGGCGGAACACTAGATGATATCAGTGATCTTCCTAGTTTTGGTGCCTTTCCTACAGGTGCATATCTTGTAAACCTGGCGAAAGGTATTGAGTTCAAGAAGATCAATGAGCATCCTGCAATGACTGTGGAGATGACACTAGTAAGTGTTGAAGAACTGAAGGAAGAAAGCCTTGATGAAGGTGAACTTCCTCCGAAAGAAGGTGATATTGCTACAGCTGCTTTCCTGATGGATAATGAGACTGGACAGGGATTCTATAAGAGGTTCGCTGATCCAATCTATAAACATCTGGGAGTCTCTAGACATAGAGAAGCTATTGAGCAGTCTAAGGGTTTGCAGTTGCTTGTTGTTATGAAGAGAGTTCATGGCAAAGGAGCCCGCGCAGATCAGCAGTATAACCAGTTTGTTAATACAGCAGTGGCGTAGCGGCAACCTGCGTTGAAACTACTGTATTAGCAGAAGCTCCTGGACATGAGCATAAACTGTCCTCTTTTGTTGTGTGGGGCGCGGAAAGGTTAGTAATGGAAAAAATACTCCTACACTGCACGGAAGATGACACTCCTTATCTAGCTCGCCTCAAGACCATAATTAGTGGTCGCGCGCAGGTTAAGCTCTCATCTAAAGTTCCAGTAACTTATACTGAAGTGATGATAGCTGCAAAGAACTTAGGTATCTCCAAAATTGCTACTACCTCTGAGGTTCTACTGAAGCTTCTCCTAGATGGAAAGATTAGTAAGAAGAATGACTACAGAGGCTCTCTACTAGATAAAGTGGGGGCGGAATGGCTTATATTACCTCCAATGGAATCCTTAGTTACTGTTCCACATGGCTCCTTTCTAATGCAGAGATACTTCAACAAATTTCTAGCTCCCTCAGACTGGCTGTCACTACCAGATTTTAAGTGGGAGTTATTTCATCCGCGCAACACAGAGTCTCTTCTCTCCATCTGCAATGCAGCTACTTTTATAGCAGTGGATATAGAGACAGGACTAGAGAGTGATAGAGTCATTACTTGTGTTGGCTTCTGCGCTGTATCTATAGACTCTACTAACAACACCATCAGTCAAACTACCTTTGTAGTTCCTTTCTTAGAAGAGGATGGATATAATAGAGCTTTCATTAAGCAGATATGCGGGAGCCACACTCCTAAAGTCTTCCAGAATGGGAAATATGACATTGCGTATCTACTTCGTTTTAATACCCCTGTATATAATTATCTCGGCGATACTATCAATCTATTTCACTGCTGGTATTGTGAACTACCTAAGAGACTGGATTTCATTACCTCCTTCCTGCTGAGGAAGTGGAGCTTCTGGAAAGATGAAAGTGCTACAGCAGTAGGCTCTATGGATTACTACCGCTATAATGCTAAAGACTGCTATGCTACAGCTATGTGCTTTCTTACTCTCCTTAAAGAGTTACCGCAGTATGCTTGGAAGAATTACCAGCTGGAGTTTCCTCTAGTATTTCCCTGCATAATGGCAGAGAATAGAGGTCTCCTAAGAGATAATGAAGAGATGGAGAGAGAGGAAGCTCGCTTTACTGAGAAGCTAGGAGAGCAGCTCTCTTCCCTCAGGAAGATGGTAGGTAATGAGAACTATAATCCTAACTCTCCTAAGCAGAACATGCTGTTGTTGCAGGCATTGGGGAGCGGCGATGTTGGTAGTTCCAATAAAATAGCCTTAGATAAGGTGAAGCAGCGACACCCAATTAACTCTCGCATTTTCAATGCTGTGGAGAATTATCGTGCAGATATTAAACTCTGTGGCACGTATCTCCGAGACAAAGACCCAAAGACTGGAGAGACTAAAACCTGGAACGGAAGGATCTTCTATACTCTCAATCCTCATGGAACGGATACAGGAAGGCTTGCTAGTTCGGAAAGTCACTTTTGGTGCGGATGGCAGATACATAATATTCCCCGTGATAGAGATGACATTCAGGTTAGAAGAGGAATACTTGCAGATCCAGGATTTTATCTTGGAGAGTGCGATAGGTCACAAGCAGAGACGAGAGATACAGCTTACTTATCCGGTGATAAGAAACTCATTATGGCTGTGGAGGATAAATCCAGAGACTTTCATGGACTTAACGCTTCGGCTTTCTTCGGTATTCCTTACGATAAGATTGTCAACAGTTCATACAACATGGAAACGGAAGGATGGGAACATAAAACAGTTGATAAGCCTCTGAGAGACTTAAGTAAGAGAACTAATCACGGCGCTAATTATAATATGGGAGCGCAAGTTCTGTTGAATACTATGGGAATAGAGAAGACATTGAAGGCGCGTGCTCTCCTCTCTTTGCCGAGAAACTGGACCTTATTACAAATAACTCAACACTTGTTAGATATCTTCAGTGAGACCTACTCCACTGTTAAGGGAGCTTTCTATGATAAGATTAAGAATGACGTTAATAGCACTAAGAAATTGGTGGGACCAACGGGATGGACAAGGTATTGTTTTGGCAGTCCTAGCATCAATAAGCGGCATCTTAATAGCTATGTCGCTCACGTGCCTCAGTCTCTTAACGCTATGGAACTTAATAACGCTTACCTCAGAGTTTTTTACGAGATTGCACTCACAGAGCCAGTAGACTTTAAGCTAGGTCCTCAGATACATGACTCTATACTTTTCCAATACAGAGTAGGTAGAGTAGATCTAGCATATAAAGTTGCTGAGTGTATGAATAATCCTATTGACATAACCGATGTGTTTGGCTATACTAGGAGACTTACGGTTCCTACAGACCTCAAAGGGGAGAGTAGTAGGTGGAGCGATCTGAAGGTGCTAAAGAAACAGAAAGTAGAGAGCCCAGCCTACGCTTAATTGTTAATAACCAGAGGGATATTATTCGTGAATATCTCACTTATGCATCAGAGACGGAAAGTCCAACTGTATTCCATCGCTGGTGTTTTCTCACGAGCATCGGTGCTTTGCTTGGGAGGAATGTATATCTACGGCATGGGCACTTTAGAATATTTCCTAACTTCTATACTATGCTTGTGGGTGATCCTGGAACTAGAAAATCTGTTGCTATTAAAATGTGCCAACGTCTTATGGCAGCTACTGGATACACTAGTTTTGGAGCGAATAAGACTAGCAAAGAGAAGTTTCTAATGGACTTAGAGGGGATAGTAGATGATCCTGAACTCAGTGAAGCGGGTAAAAAGGGAAGAATTGATTTTACTACTGAGCAAAATCTTTGGGGAGATAATTCAGAATTTAGAGAGCCAAGGGAAGTTTTTATTTGCGCAGATGAATTTAATCAATTCGCAGGAACAAATAATATTGACTTTTACGATATCCTTGGAGACCTCTGGGACTGGGATAACAACTTACCTTATAAGCAAAGAGTTAAAAACTCTCACAGTGTTTCCATCTTCCAGCCTACTGTCTCAATCCTTGGAGGAAATACTCACGAAAATATGAGTAGAGCTTTTCCACCAGAATTAGTAGGGCAGGGATTTATGAGTAGGTTACTACTAGTGCATGGAGGGAAGCCTACTAAGAAGATAGCATTTCCTCCGCCTCCATTAGAGGAAGAGACACAGAAGATAGTAGAGAGATTAGGAGAAGTTAAGAGGAGATTTGATGGAGAGGAGATAGAGATTGATAAGGACGCGCGAGGTATTTTAACAGAGATGTATGAGAGCTGGATTCCTCTCACAGATCCTCGCTTAAGTAACTACAATACACGCCGCTTTACTCACCTGTTGAAACTCTGTCTTATTACAGCCGCGGCCACACATAAGCAGAAGGTAGATGAAGAGGTAGTAATCTACAGTAATACCATGCTTTCAGCAGTAGAGATGAATATGTCTCTAGCTCTAGGAGAGTTTGGTAAAGCTAGAAATAGTGATGTAAGTCATAAGATTATGAATGTTCTCTACAATGCTAGAGCACCAGTGTCTATTAGAACCATGTGGGAATATGTGCATAGTGACTTGGATAAGATAGGAAACTTACAAGAACTAATGCAAGGACTTGCAGCTGCTGATAAGGTGCAGTTAGTTCTTGGAGCTAATGGAGGTTACTTAGCGAAGAAAGCAGTAACAGCACCAGTAGAATGGTGTGACTTTACTATGCTTACTGAGAGTGAGAGAATAGGAGTAGTGGAGTAGTAGAATGAGCACTATGGAAAGAAGAGATGCAGCACTTGTGGAGTGGACTAAGTGTTCTATTCATCCAGATGTGAGTCTCCCAATACCTCTAGTATTTGCTGAGGCATTTCTCTGCTATCGTTGTGTTCAAGAAAGTAGGTTAGCTACCTACAAGAGACAGAAGGAAGAAGCTAATGAGCGGCTACGATCATTCAATTCATCCATTACTATCTCTGAAGAAG